TTATAATTAATAATTGATCTTCTAAATTAAGACAATCCAAAAAGTGATAAACAAAATATTTTTCTAATTGTGCTTTAGAAATAAAATATTTCTCGTTAAGTATTTCGTATATTAAACCTGCATGTTTATACCAAACAAGATTAGAATCTAATTCAGTACTTTCATTAACATGTTTTTTACGAATGATTGCTAATTTTCTTTTATTTATCTTATCTAAATCTCCCATTTCCTTTTCCATCTTATCTTTTGCCTCTTTTTCTAGAAATACTTGATTCATACTTATTGTTAATTTTTCAAATATTATTACTGCTTCATTTTTTATCTCTTTTTCATCATTTTTTATCTGTTTATCTACTTTTTGATTATCTTTCTTTAGTGGTAATTCCATGTCTAAAGAATAATACTTTTTATCAATCGGTAAATCTCTTTCATATAAAGATATTTTTTCATCGGTAATTTCAATTGGTTGAAATAAATAATATTTATCTTTATTAATTAATTTTCCTGTTGCGCCATATTTATTTGTTAAAAAATCATTTTTTCCATTTACTAACTTTGATAAAGTAAAATCTATATGTTCAATAGGATATTCTTTATGTTGTAGTATAGATTGCATTAATTCATCTCTTTCATAAAAATTCTTTTCTTTAAATAATTCTCTAATTCTTTTAACAATTATAGGATAATTAATTTTTGCAAACTCCTCGTTATAATTATTTTTAATAATTTTTTCTTTATTAATTGTTTCATTTGGATTACAAACAAAGTTGCAATTATCCATATAATCGCATAATGCAGTAAATGGCCTATCTCCAATTTCATATGATACTAATTCGCTTGGTTTACTTGACAACTTTAATTCCACAGTTTGTCCTTGTGAAGATTCATTTAATTTTTCCAATGATAAATTGGTTTGTCCAATATTTAATAAACAATCAACAGCGGTTTCTTTCATTAGACGAGTAACATTTCCTATTAGTTTGGCTTTGTTTTCTGCATATCTATACGTGTATAAATCAACGGCTTCTTTATCTTCCTTTAATTTTGTGCTATGTAAGTATATTTCCACATTTCTTTCTTCAAATGGAACTGCACAATGACTTAAATTACGAACAGTTCTTCCAATAATTTGTTCTATTCTACTTAAATTATACCAGGGTTCCATAACATGTATTTGACGAATATTTTTAAAATCTAATCCTTCTGCTGCAGCCTTTGTTATTAATACTACTTTAACTTTTTCTCCATTCATATTGGAAGATGCATTAATTTCTTTTAGATCTAAATTATTATTAGGTGAAAAATATTTATCTCCAGTAATCATTACATACTTTGCTGTTTTAAAAGAATTACCCTTATATTCTGATTTTTTTTGCATAGTGATTGAATCTATTGGCTCTGATGGGGGATTATTAAATAATGACTTAGTATGACTAGCAGTTCCAAACCTGTTAAAACCCATTTCTTCTAATGCCAATGCCAATGGTACTACGCCACTATCAATATATTGTGAATATATCATAACAATTCCCTTTGAATTTTTAATTAAATTACAAATATTATATATTTTTTGACTATAAGTTTTTATTTTATCCAATGAGAATACAGCACCATATTTTTCTAATATTTCAGACTTATATTCAAAATCGTAACGAAGTAAATAAGGTGAATTTTTAATTTTTTGATTCATAATATTCTTTAAACCAGAAGAGCCAATTAAATTATCTATATTCATATTATCACTTGGATATGTCATATTTAAGCTTTGTATAGGTGCTGACAACAAATTATATCCAAAAGAATCTAAATCTTCAAAATTTTGTTTGTTAACATCTAATTTATCTTGGGCATCTATCATTATTTTATTATATACCTTGTTTTGATAGTCACCAATATCATTTATGTATATAGGAACAATTTCTATAGGTTTATCAATTTCTTTGTTATTCATTTGATATTTTGGGTATTGAAATGTTTCTAATGATTTACTTTTATCAAATATTGTTGGATAGATGCGAAAAGGAAAAGTATATGGGTTTTCTCCACGAATATAAGAAATATATCCTGTTAGTTTTCGTTGTAATAATTCTTTACCGCTTTCACTAGTGGTACCATCTTTATTTTGCTTTGAATCAATAAATTCACCATTTTTATCAAACACTTCTTCTTCTTTTATTAATGCTTTTTTATCAACACTATTTAATAAATTAGTTAACCATATAATTTCTTTATGGCTATTATACATAGGTGTTGCAGACAATAATAATAATCTCAAATTATCTGCATATTTACATAATTTAATTAGAGCAGAAGATGTTTTCTTATTTTTTTTATTACTTTGAACCGCTGATATATTGTGAACCTCATCTACTATAATTAGACGATTATTAAAATATTTTTTAACATTCATAATTTCTAATTCTTTCTTTTCATTTTCATTTAATCCTAATGATTCGTCCACCATAGTTTTTCTTTGAATATAACTTGCAAATTCAACATAGCCTACAAATAAGTAATGTTTTTGAATCAATGTATTAATTTGCGATATAATTTTCGCTTTTGGTGAGTCTTTCATTTGACTTGCATTAATTTCTTCCAAAAAGTTATTTCCAACGCATGTATTTGCTATCCAATTAGAACCTTCTTTTTTTAATTTTCTTTCATCAAATAGTTGATTTTTAAAATTCGCTTGCACATTTGGCGAAGCAACAATAATAATTTTTTCAGAAGAACCAATATTTTTATAATATTGACGCATTTCTTCAGCAATACCAATAGCAGAGCATGTTTTTCCAGTTCCTAAACCATGATATAATAGTAAACTATTATAAGGAGTTTGCATTGATAAAAAGTTTTTAACAAATAATTGATGAGGCATTAATTCAAATTCAGCATTGCACATTTTTTCAGATTGTGTTTTAACATCGTATATTTTACCATCATATTGTGTATCAGAAAATTCTTTTCTTTTTGCTATTTTAACATTAAAGTTTGGATCATCCAATTCTGGGTAAAGAAATTCATCGTAAATATTATTATTCTTTAAAAAATCATGATGCTCTTTTTCTGCTTTTTTAATAAATTTATTTTTTTGTACATCATCATTGTCACCTGGATATATACCTAATTTTTCTTGAAGTTTATCAATTTCTTCAATATCTTGCTCGGTTAAGTTATTGATATCATTTACTTTGGTTTTACTTTCTCCTATGTTTAATAAAGAAGACAAATTAAATTCTGATAAATTTTCATTTTTGGGAATAGTATCTTCCTTCTCATCTATTTTTTCATCATTTTTAATTTCACTTTCTTTATCTTCAATATTTTTTTCACTAATCTCTTCTGGTAAATTTTTATTATTCATTTTTTCTAATTCATTTTTAAGCATAATATAACGAATAATTTTTTCATCTCTAGTAGTATCACCGCTTGTTTTTGAAATAATAGAATGTGACCCTAATTGTGATATGATACCTTCATTCATATTACTTAATTCACTTTTGGTATATTTTCCATGATCGTTATAAATCAATATAAAATCATTCACTTTTTCTTGTATTAATTCCATATTCCATTTTGCATGTCTTTTTTCAGGCGCATTTAAATGAATATCTTTATTATTATGCTTTAATGTTAAAACAGAAATAACACATAATCCTTTTTCATTTTTTTTATGTTTTATACATCTATAACCAGTGGGACAATCTGCCAATTTTTCACCATTCTCATCAATTCCACATTCTTGCGTGTTGTTCCCTCCTAACACCAATTTATTTTTTTTTGTATATTTTTTATTAGTTTTACTTTTTTTATTTGCATAATTTTTGATATTTCTTTTAGTTTTCATATGTATAGAATTATTGTATATATTCTATACATATATTTCTTTAATTTACATGTCATTAAAAAATAATAATTGAAAATTATTTATTGTTTCGTTTATATTGGTTAACAAACGTTTTTTTTCTAAATTATAAATGCGAATCTTATTTATACAATCTTCATAACTAAACCATTGCATTTTTCCTACTTCTGATTTCTGATATTTATGCATTTGTGTTGTATCATTCATTTTCATATAAGCCAAATAATACTTATGTTTGTATGATTTATAATTAGATCCTGTAAATATTTCTTCAAACGGGTATACATTTTTAACATTGTATAAATTTTTTTTTGTATAACCAGTTTCTTCACAAAATTCTCTTATAGCACATTCATAATCTTTCTCTTGAAAGTTTCTTCGGCCTTTTGGAAAACCCCACTCGGGTTCATCCCAGCAAACAATCTCATTACATTCTTTAATTATACTTTGTAAATTATAACTATTATTTTTAAAATATACTCCATCACGCAATTGATAAAATTTTTCTTTTGAATAATTTTCTTCATTTTTGTATTGACTGGATAAACTACTTTTGCCCCATAACTTAATCCACAATTCATCAAAAGATAATGTATTTAAGTCATTCCTTTCTTCATTTGTCATTTGATAGATCATATTCTTAATGTATTCTTTATTTTGCAGTGAATATTTACCTCTCATAAAATCTATAAATCCTAAGGTGTCTTTTCGGCGTATCATTAAAAATTCCAATTTGTTATTATTAAATCTAAATGCAATAACACCTAAACTAGTAATAGGTAACTTACATTGATTATATAAATGGCCTTTTTTACCACAGTTATTACAATATAATTCATTCATTTATTTATAAATACGTTAATATTTATAAATCAAATATCTTTATATAATTATAATAAATAACCTATGAAATTTGATCCAAATGTTTGGGGACCACACTATTGGTTTTTTTTACATACAGTAGCCGAATCATATCCTTTACACCCAAATGATGTTACAAAGAAAAAATATTACGATCTAATTCATAATTTACCATTATTTATACCTAATGATGAAATAGGTAACTTTTTTAGTAAACTTTTAGATAAATATCCTGTTTCTCCATACCTCGCAAATAGAGATTCATTTGTAAAATGGATGCATTTTATACATAATAAGATCAATGTACGCATTGGTAAACCTGAAATATCTTTACCAAAAGCATTAGAATTATATCGTGATGAATATAAACCAAAACCAGTTTATTTAGCAGAAAAATTAAATATTAAAAGACATTATGCTATATTTGTTCTAATAATGCTTTTACTAGTATGTATATATTTATGGTATGAATAGTATTAATTTCTCACAATATGTTAATTATGAGAATAGAAATTATCATTTTTTTAATAGCTTCTTTTATAATTGCAAATATTTATACTGATGGCAAATATGTAAAAATGTTATATTCATATAAAAAGTATTATCAAATGGCTGGCGTTGCGTTTGCTGCGTTAATGTTATATATTCTAATTAAAAAAACACCTATGCGTGCTCAGCAAATAGTTTCTGCATCTAATGACTATTTGAAATATTTACCAATAGATAGAAATGCATCTAACATTATTAGTCCTATATTAGATTTTACTTCAAAGCAACAATTTTCTCAGCAAAATAATCAGCATTATAATTATCCTATAGTTTCTATGCAAGAGCAAGCAGCAAAAAATAGATTAATGAGATCAGGTACTAAGGGAACTAAAAGATCAGTTAGTGAAACAAAGAAAAAATTTGTTGCTTCTAGACAAACATGGAAATGTGCTGATTGTCAAAGTCAATTAAATGCTTGGTTTGAG